AACCGCAAGCAGGTGACAGATGTGCTAGGCAGAACCAAGACTATCGGCTCAATGACATGGGGAAAGTCCACAGCTACAAAAGGCTCCTCAGACATATCGGCAACCATCCAAGGTAGGTCGGTGAAAATAGAGGTCAAGATAGGCAAAGATAGGCAGAGTCAGGACCAAAAAGTCTATCAGGAGAACATAGAAAAGTCAGGAGGTCAGTACTGGATAGTTAAAAACTTCGATGACTTCATGAAAAAATATGACCAATTCCTAGAATCTTTAAAATGAAACAATTATTATTACTTCACAAACTAAAAAACAACAATTATGGCAAATTTATCTGAGATTTTTCTCAAGCAGGAAACACTAGAAACTTTACTAAACACAGTAAAGGCAAAAGGTCTAAAAGGTGTATCAATCACCATTAGTCAGAATGACACAGCAAACGAATGGGGTCAGAATGTAAACTCTTATGTATCGCAGTCTAAAGAGGACAGAGAAGCTAAGAAGCCTAAGTTCTACACAGGATCAGGAAAGGTATTCTGGTCAGACAACAAGCCTTCGGTAGTTGCTGAGAAGAAAGAAGCAGGTCATGTAAGTAAAAAAGAGTATGCCCAAACGGAAAGTAGCCTCCCGTTCTGATTACACGCTTAAACGTAGGTTTATCAATAAATTCAATGAGTACACCCCGTGGCAGGATATTGGTCACGGGGAGTGGCTCTCCCTAGAGGATGTGCAGGATAAGATTAAGGTCTTAGTGCAAAATTATAGAAGCAAGCACGTTGAAGTATGGTTTGAAAAAGATGGTAAACTGCTAGATTACAATGGAAATGTAACTGATGAACCCATAAAATTCATACCTAAATGAAACCAATACTTTGGAAAATTCTAAAATTCTTAAACGTAGCAATAGGATTCTGCGTAGCTTTATGGCTTGTAAGCGTAGGATTCGGAATGTTTGCACTAATTCTAGCAATCTACGTTACTTACCTAAACTCAGTTATTGATGAAATACTCAAAGGACCAAATCAAGAGGGCTGTTAGGTCCTGCGTGTTCTGTGAACGCAACGGCATTAAGGCAGACATGGAGATGGAAGATCACCCTGAAGCAGGCGACATCTTCTACAATTACTTCTGTGGTGCTGTAGAGCCTAGGCTTGCAGAACTGCTACAGAACCCTCGGTATATAATAAAACTAGAACTTATACAGAGACACCTAATACACAACTACAGATGATTAAATACAAATACGAAGACTTAGATTTCTATGTCGATGAGGAAACAGGAAAACTCGTTATTGACTACAGAGAAAACATAGCTGTTATTGATAATCACATAGCTATTGAGCTTATTGAGATTCTCAGACAGAAGCTCTACCTCCACAAGGAACAGAAAGAAAGTGTCATTAAAAGATTCTTTAAATAAAATTAAACAGGTCTCCATGCGGCTAGGGTTCATAAGCTTAATTATGGCCCTAGCTTATTGGTGGATTAAATTTATTGAGATACACTTATGACTTTTCACGAGCAGGTTTACAAAGTCCTTGGAGATATTCAGGAAATGCTGATAGCAAAGAATCAGAAGTACGGCAATTCAGCACTAGAGCCACTAGGAGTATTCAGTAATTTGTCTGCAAAAGAAGGACTAATGGTCCGAATAGATGATAAGCTAAAACGAATCAAGAATGGATCACTAGATAAAGATGATGAAGATGTGGTAAATGACTTGATTGGATACCTAGTTCTGCTAAAGATTTTAGACTTTAAGCCTAGAGCAACTCATGGTTTGCGTGATGTCAAAGAAAAGCAGGAGCTAGTCAAGAAGTTGCAGGAAGAGATAAGAGAAAACCTGTTTTAACTTTTACTAGGTTTTTGTAAAATATCTTTAACCTTATCGGAAATAATCCGAGTAACATGGGGATTTGTTACAAAAAAATATAAAAAGGTAACAAACCAACCTAAAGGTTTACATTTTGTAAACTCTTGTTAACTTTTAAAATAACTTTTTAGACACGCCTATCTGATGTACTTTTTGGAAAGGCTGGTATTGATACTCGAACAAGTACTTGTTGTCCAAATAGGCAACTTTAGCACCAAGTTCCATTTTGGAACTAACCACTCCACCTAGATAAATTCCCTTCGGCTTCTGAATAATTGTCTTGGTTTCTGTGTTGGTTATCGTATTAGTTACCACAGGGATATTGTAGTCGCTCGTAGCGGTCATTTTAAGCACTTCTCCGAGGACTTCTCCACTTACCTTAGTACTTCCATACTCGAAAGGGAAAGTAGTCTCAAACAGGCTAATTTGTGGCTTAAAATCGATTAGTACTGTATCCCTAAGAACCTCTGTTTTTATCTTGTTTTTAGGGACATAAACCGTGTCGATGTGTCGAGAGTAAATTGTGTCCGTTTTTACCTTCGTAGTAAACTTATAGACCTCCTCATACTTTGGTCTAGGTACCACAACAAACGCAAGGATAACACCTATCATGAATGATAGAGTAGCTATCTTAATTCTTTCCTTGTCCTCCATTGGTGTATTGATAATAACATACAGCAGCTCTCTGATCTCTGTCAGGGAACTCACGACCCATGATAGGATCAGAAATACATCTTGAAATAAACTCTGATTGAGTCTCTTTTGGTTTTGGCTTAGGTAGTGGCATTATTTTTCTATGTCTATATTCTCTTCAATTAATAACCTACGAAGGTGGTCTCTTGTTTCCTTAAACGCATCGTATTGACCATCGCTTAGCTCTTCGTACTTCATCTTAGCTCGAAGCCATTGGTCAACATCCCATAGAATAGAATGCATCTTAGAAGCATTTACAGCATCGCAGTACTTATCCTCATCATCAGGAAGGTTAAATGTTAGGGTAGCTTTCATAGCGGAAATTTATGTGAATCAATTAATACTTCATAATTCTCTGACCCATCTTTTCCAAACCTTCTTCCATGTAAAGTCAAGATTCTACCTCCCACAGGCTTTATAGGCGCACCTCGTTCCACGTGCCAACCATGACTACCATCTCCATACTCTTCCTTATATGATCCTGTGATGGCTAGGTGAATCTGCTTTTGTTGCAATTCATAGACCCGCTTTCCCTGATTATAGTGCAGGGCATCCCTTACATCGTTTCTACTTGCGTTCTCGTGTATGTGACCCATCACAAAAACATCCATGTTCTCGTATGCCTCCAAAGCCCTAGTCAAGTTGATAGCACCCTTGGTGACAATTCCACCTCCACCTGATCCGTGAAAATACTTCATGGTCTTGGTCATATTAGTACCTGGCCTTAAATCATATTTAAGAACCATCCATCCTCCATATCCTCCAGTGAAGACATTGCTTTTATTCTTGTAGTTTAAAAGGTCTACAAATCTTTGAAGGATGTCTGTCTCTTGGTACTTGATGATCGCAGTCTCATGGTTTCCGTAACCTATAACAGTCAATATAGAAGCATAAGGAGACCACCATTCTACTGATGTTTCTACTATGCTATCCAAGTACTTTGCGTTATTGTGTTCAGGCAAAATATCTGACTTGTTTCCTCTACGATCTCCTTTACCCTGCATTAAACAGAACATATCCCCATTGATAAACACAGGGATATTCTGCTCTAGGCAATAATCAAGGTGTCTCTTTAGCATTACCCTGTCACATTTCGGATTATCCCAATGAATATCCGAAAGTAGGGCAACTCTATTCTCCGTCATGCTTAATGAAAGAGAATGCAAGTTCCTTGCGATTTTAGTTAGTTCCATATATGGAATGTTTATGTAAGTGTTCTTATTTTTTGACCAGATAAATCCTCCAGCTGTCTTTTGACGACCTTTTAAACAATCTGTTATTGCTGTTCTATTTAATTTGTAATAGTTAATAGCATATTGAGCGCACTCCCATTCTTTTAAAAAAACTCCATCAACAGAATACTGGTAAACTTTAAATGCCCTACCATTTTTATGTCCTTTGCTTTCTAGCCAATTACCTGTTTTATTTTTCTTGTGAAATAAAGACATTTTAAATTTAGTTTCCTCAGACGCTTTTCTGCCTTTAGCCTTTAATCCTATTTTATCCCTAGTCTCTTGAGTAACTATATGCCCTATTAAAGCTTTCTTTCTTTTTTCATTAATCTCTTCACCTAAATAACCTCCACCTCCACCATCTGAAATGTTGCATAGGCTGCCATTTTGGGTATTTTTTTTGTATAATTTAATGAACTCAATTTCTTTCTCACAAGCTTCTTCCCATGTAATATCTTGAATCATTATTTCTACTCTGTATGTGGTAGAATTTACAATGTTGTTCCAATAAACATTTCTGTTTTTATGAGAGTAAGCCCTATAAAAATCAGAATCGCTTTTACCTATTCCAATGTAAAATGGCTCGTTTTTGTCAAGTCTAATATGCCTATATAGGTATGCCATTATTTTAAATCAGCATCGGATTTATATGGAATATACTTAGTTGCTCCTGAAACTCTTTTGGCAACTAAAATTTGCTTTCTGTTTGCTCCTTTAGTGTAGCTTACATGAACCCATGCAGGATTGCTATTCTCAGGGAACTCTGCGATTAGCTGATCAAAGTCCAATCGGTCTTTGATAAAGTCAAAGATCATCTTATTAGTCACCCCTGCGTTGCTGCCATCCATGTCGATGTCAATGGCTTCTCCTTTGCAGTGCTGAGAAGTTGCGCTGCCTTTAATAAAAGCATTAAGAGCCTTAGATCGGTACCCTGAACTAATAAAGATTGGTGTCTTAAAATGCAAGCGAATCGGTTCAAATACTTTCTCAGCTAATAGCTTAAAGTTCTCCAAATGCTCGGCCGTTGGCGTGTTGTCGATGCCGTGTCTTTTTGCTGCGTCACTACGTGTAACTTCTGCCAAGTTTAAGTGCGTGCTGATTTTCATAATCCTTATTCGTTATTTGATGGCTTTTTAAATATCTTCTCCGCTGCTGTAATGCCTAAGGCTGCAGCTGATAAAGCTGCTACTGAATATACTAATGCTTCAGATGGCTCATTTACAGAATCGTGATTAGCATACAAGGTGTAGCATAAAGCAACCGCACTAAATACACCTACAAATCTTTTGCTAGAAGCTTCTCCGTTCTCAGATAGAAATCCTTTTAACCAGTTTAATAGTTTCATCTTATCTTAATTTAAAATCCTTATTAACACCTATTGAATATGCCCCAAATGTATCTCCAAAAGCACTTTGTGCTCCGTAACTTAAAACAAATGAATAGCCTAATTCCATTGGAATAGTATAATTGAAATCGTATTCCATAGTGATATCCTTATGAGAATAAAAATACCCTATTGCAGCACTGACACTAAATCTGTCATAAATTGGGAAAGTAGCCATGATCTCCTGGTAGAAATCTTTTTTATCAAAAGTCCACCATCCGCTATTTATTCCAATCGCAGTATCTCCAAAATACTTTCCTATCTCGATAGTACCACCTAGTAGATTCTTGGTATCTTGAAGTTTAGTGTCAAATGCCACATTAGGAGCAACCATTACATAGTACTGAGCATTGCACTCTAAACTAATAAAAGAGAATAGAATAAATATCAGTCTCATGTTTTTGGCTTTCTAACAGGTGGCTTTCTAACAACTGGCTTTCTAACAACTGGTTTCCTAGCAGGAGCTCTTCTTACAGGTTTCTTGATAGCTTTTGGTCTATTCTTAAATATATCGTAAACAATAGAGCCAAATAAAGCAATGGCTACAGCAATAGCTCCTACCATGAAATTAGAAAACTTATCAAGCAGAGAAATCATTTCCTTAGTATCCCTTGCTCCAATAGTTGTCTGAATGTCTATTAGGTCATTGACATACTCAAGAACAGGATAAATCTTTTTATCCATCTCTTCAGCTTCCTTATCTGATACTATTCCATCTTCCGTGATTTCTGCAAAATAATTATCAGCATCATCAATGTATTCCTGAGCCTTATCACTCACTTCTTTTTCTTCAGGAGTTTGATAGGTATTCAAATAGGCGGCCCACATTGTGTCTGTTATTGCCTTTTCTTTTTCGATTGAAATTAAATCAATCTTGCCTCCCTTAATTACTTTTATCTGGTCCTGAATAGCTGAACCATAATAGTCAAACTTTCTACTTAGATAAGGTTGCGGAACTAATCTATCTTGATAAACACTTGTAGCAATTTCTTTAATGGTGAACTCTACATATTTGCCAAATCCTGCTACAGCTAGTATTATTACCGTTAATATGATTAGTAGTATATTTTTCATTTCCTTTTTCTAGCAGCAGGCTTAGGTGCTTCTTTCTTAATGAATGACATCGGGTCTGAAGCAAATTGACCGCTTATTTTTAGCACTCCGTTTATTATCTCTGGGCTATTTAATCCTACCAATCCATAAGCTAGAGCCTTGTACATTGGGTCTACTTCAAACTGCTCCATTATAAAGTAAGCAATCAAAGAAGCAATCATTGAACTTAAAATTTTCTTAAACACGTCAATACCTGACTGCTCCTCGTTTGTTGTAACAAGCCTTGCAATCATTCCTGCTGAACCAATGAGTAGCACAACCCATCCTCCATCTAAGAAATTTTTAATTATATTTTTCAATACTATCTGCCTTGACCTCTGTATTTTTTAGGTTTATTTAATGCCTTGGAATAGGACTTCTTAGCCTTGCCTTCTCTACGCTTGCCAAAAGAAGTTGGCTTTAGTTGCGAGTTACTTCCCTTCTTCATCTTTTCTCTTGTCAAAAATTGCCTTTTCGTTTTTAATCTTGTAAACCAAGTACACGATTGAAAGCAAAGAAATAACCATTGTGAATACTACGTTGATAAAATCCACGCCTATCGCTTGGAAAACATTTGCGAAAATGGCCACCAAGGTCGATGGAACGCCTATCTCATCCTTTTGCAGTATATTCATTTTAGTAATTGCATTTCTTTTACCAAAAATAAGGCATTTTAACGGCATAAAAAAAAGGCTAAAATTTAGCCCTTGTGTTGTCCTTACTTATCTGCTAACGCCTCGTAGAGCGGTGCTAAAATAAGCACAGTGAAGCCTTTAGCCTTGACCTTCTCTTTGATTAGGTCCGCATCGCTTTTAGTCATCTCAATCTCGCCTTCGGAGTAGTAGATTTTTTTGGCCAACTCATAAACTCGAATCGGGTCATCCTTGTCCTCCGCGGTAAATAGAGCGTTACCTACTAGCTTGCTAAGAAGCATTTGTTCACCTCTCTCGTTTGGGATTTCGTTGCCTTCGATGTCTGTAACGGCAACTGCTAAGTTTACTTTCATATAAGTGTTAAGTTTAATTGCTGTGCAATATAAGTATAGGCCGCCTCATTTGAATTATCCCACGCCAAATAATCCTCGCCGCTCATGGTAATGTTTCCGAAGGCTAAAGTCTGGCCAATTACCAAAGGCATTGCCTCCGTCCCTTCGCCGCTTGCGTTAAGAGAATAGTAAAATGAGCAAGACGATTCTAAGTTGTCGTTAACAATGTAGGCATTTATTAAGTTAGCCTCTTGGCTTTCGCCGTTTTTCCAAATTGTTACTGGTTGAATTGGTTTCATATTTTTAGTTTTTTAAAGTGTCGATTTCTTTTTGCATTGATTCAATTTTTGCCATTGCCTCTTGTAAAACCTTAATCGTCGCGTGATGTAAATCAGCAGTATAAATAGATTTTATTGGCTCCTCTTGGCTTACTACTTCATTGCCTTCAGTTTTATTATTCCATCCATCTACGTCCACAAATTCTGGCGCTACTTTTTCAACTTGTTGCGCAATTACACCAATATTAAAATCGTCGTGCGTTTGGTCTTTGTATTTAAACTTTACTATTTCAATTTCTTTAAATTTATCCCAATAAGATTCAAGAGGTGCAATTTCCTTTTTTGTTCTTTCGTCTGAAAGGTTTGTATTATTTGCTTGGTAGTTTGAAATTCCACCATTTGAATAAACTATAAATCTAGCAGCATTTGAGCTATCATCACAATAAAAATAATAATTTGAACCATTGTTAGGAGTTGCTCCAGAAAATCTAACGTATGGGCCATAAGGACTAGCAGCGGTATTATAAAGATAAACTATATTATTTCCAGTAGCACTATTTATTAATTCATGAAATGACCCAGTACTAAGGGCGTAAGTTCCAGTATCACTAGCTTTAAAAAAACCAGAAGATGTAACTCTCATTCGTTCCGTTGCACTAAAACTTGAATTAGAATTACTGTTTC